TGAACCACCTGCTCCACCTGCTCCACCATTTCCACAGCCACCTCCACCACCACCGCCAGTATTAACTGTTACTGCACATCCAGTACTTGTTCCACTTGGTGGTCTTCCTTTTCCTGCTCCACCACCACCTCGGCCACCAGCTCCACCCGGTTGACCTATACAATCTGATCCACCTCCGCCACCACCAGCTAAAGTTAAAGGAGATAAAGGAGAAGACGAACTTCCTGCTCCACCTGCTGCTCCTGCTGCATCTCCACCAGTTCCGCCGACAGCTCCAGCTCCACCACCACCGGCTCCACCTTTTCCAGGAGGTGCATTTGTACCTCCACCTGCATTACCTTGACATGCTGTTGCAGTTCCACCAGTTCCACAGTTTCTAGCTGCTCCACCACCTGATCCTCCAGGGCCTCCATCATTACCAACAGGTCCACCTGTTGCAGCGCCAGCTCCACCACCAACGGATGTTGCTCCGGCAAAAGTTGTATCCACTCCCCCAGTTCCTCTTGCACAACTAGCGGGTGCTCCTGCACCTCCACCGCCTATTACTAAAGGATAAGCTGTATTTCCACAAACTGAAATTGATGTACAAAGATAACCACCTCCACCACCACCACCTGATCCAGCAGCGCCAGCTCCACCACCACCTGCTACTAATAATGCATTAACAGAACTTGTTAGTGGTTGAGTTGTAATTGTTGCACCGGCTGTTTTAGTATGAGTAACCTCACATTGAGATTGTATTGTATTAACAGGTCCAATTATTCCGCCATTGCCAGCCATAATTTAAACCTCCTATTCAGCTATTATTTCATAAGATATTAATGCTTCTAAATCTGAATTAGCACTTGCTAAACCTTGAATGATTTCAGTTTCTTCTAAATAAAAACCACTATTTTTATCTATTAAAGAAAGAGAAGCATCCGCAGGTACAGAAATTGTACTTGCTATTGATCTTGCATTTGATCCATCATAATATTTGATTGTAACATCAGCAGCATTAGTACCATCTATATTTGATATTAAAATTGAATTAATTTTGAAAACAGTATTTGCTGTTGCAGTAACTAAATTAGCACTTGAAGTAGTTAATGCAAATACATCCGTTTTTCCATTAATTGTAGCTACATTAACTATATTCGGGTTTGCCATATTTTTTTTCTCCTATTATCCAAATACTATCGCCATTGCAATAGCTTTTCCTGTTGTTATTCCTGCTGTAGCAAAAGATAGATTTTTACTTCCATCAGTTGTTAAAGCTTGTCCACTACTACCATCAGAAGCTGGGAAAGTAAAGTAATTTGATGATCCTGCATTACCTATTCCAGTAACATTAATGTCACCTAAATCTGCCATTACATCATTTACTGTAGATCCTGTAGTATATACTAAAGTTTTTGTTCCTTGTTTAAGAGCAACTCCATTCGCAGCATGTCCTGTATTTGCAAAAGTTAAAGTATATGAACCTGATGTATTATTAAATAAAGTATATTTAGATTCAACAGCATCAGTAAAAACATGAATATTAGCTGTTAAAGCACCTGTAAATTCTAATACAGCATTATGTACTTGATCATCTGTAGAAGAATCATCTGTGTTGGTTGTTGAATTAGCTGAAGTTAAAGTAACATTTGCATTTCCTGCAACGTTGGCTGCTTGATAACCTTTTATTGAACAGTCAACTCTATTGAAAACATAGTTAACGAGGTTACCCCAATTACCTGAATTTTCACCTGAGGCTTGACGTTCTAATTTTAAACGAGCTGTATAAGTTGAAGGCATAGTTATTTATACTTTATTAATTTATTTTTGTAAATAATATATATTTGTACTCATTTGTACACTATAAATTAGTCCAAGTATAGGTATTTCCATCAGAAATATTATCCCAAAATCTTAAATCTACAGGAGTAACATTAGCTTGAATTCCAGTTATATTTAAGAAGTTATTAGAATCAGGGATTATAGTAGCTAAAGAAATAGTCATACTTTGACCAGTTATACTTAAAATTTGTTCTCCTTTAAATATAAAAGATCCAGCATTAGCATTAGCATGAATTCCAGTAATTGGTATAAAATTTTCAGTATCAGTAGTAATACTACTTACATAAGAAGTTAATTCTTCACCTATTATATCAATAATATTAGCTGATCCTGTAGTAATATTACCTAAATCTACTTGTAAATCAAAACCAGGTGTTACAATAGTTACAGCTCCACCTGCTGCAATTGAATAAGTACCTATAAAAGTATTTGCTAATAAACCAGTAATTGGATTAGTAGTTGCTCCGGTAGTTACTACACTTCCTAAATTTGCATTAGCATTAATTCCAGTTATAGAAGTTTGTGCTGAACCTTGTGCGATAGAAAAATTTAAAGCTGTATTAGCTTGTTGACCAGTTGTAGCAAAGATAGCTCCATTACCTGTAAATACTAATCCAATATTAGTATTCCATGCACCTTCACTCCAATCTTCTCTACCCCAACCATATCCAAAATTAACAGATGATTGAATTTGTTGACCAGTTATTGCAGCTGCAATATCAGGAGATGAATTCCATGCACCTACATTATAACCGTAACGTCCATATCCTACACTTACACTCATAAGGAATTTCTCCTTATGCTATTCTAATTAAACCAGCAGTCGAGTTAGCAGTAGGAAACTGTAATTCAAAAGTTCCGTTTGTAGAAGTTTTCACTCCTCCAAAATCTAAAACTGCAATTGCAGAGTTACTGTTATTTGCATTATATAAAAGTGCAGCTTGAGCAGAAATAGTTGCATTTGCAAATGTAACATTATCAGCATCAAAAATTGCAGTAGTTCCATCTGTAGTAATTGCTACATTAGTTAATGCATTTCCACCTGTAGTATAATTAGTGCCAGATGAAGATACTTCGTTTGCAATAGCATATACAGTTGTGTTGGCTGCTAAAGAAGCTGTGTTATCATACAAAGCACACTTTAAAGTTTGTGCTGCAAGGTTTCCACCAGGCGACATTAAGTCTTGTTTGAATACAGTGCAAATTGCTTGTGTTATTGCCATATTTATTGTCCTCCAGTTAATGTATTTGTACCTAGTGGGCTACCAGGAAACTTATAGTCTGTTCTTCTTCTTCTACGAGCTTCATTATTTATAGTAGCTACTTGTTCTTTATACAAATTTTTGTATATAGTATAGTCTTCCATGTTCTTTGTAAAGAGATTTGCTTCAGCTAAACAAGCATAAGTTAATGTACTTGGAATATTTTCAGTATACCAATTTGTAGTATTGGTATTAGATAGAGGATTGATTTTACCTTGATATCCTAATTTCATTGTATATGCTTGATCTGGAGTAGGAGCTAAATAAACTCTATTATCATCAAAATTAGCAAAATATTTAGGTTGACCTTGAATTGATATATCAGGCCAATATTCTTGACAAAAGGCTAATGTTTTCATTTCTAAATAACTTACATTAGAACCTACTGTAATAGTTAAATAATTAAATAACATTGGTTCAATAGCAGTTGGTAAATTTACAAATCTATCTCCAGCTATTGTAGTTGTAGTTACATTTTCATTAAATCCAATAGGATCTATATCCCTAGATAAACTTTCAAAAGCATTTTGAATAAAATTTTCTACTTGTGCAGTAAAATCAGTTCCTGTATTTTCAGCCCAAACTTTAATATCATTTTGGAGACTGCTGTATGTCATTGCCATTTTTAATTACCTCATTAACTTTAAATTTAGTCCATACATGTCCAGCAAATGGATAAGTTCCATAATGCGTTAAAGGACTTTGAAGATCAGCATATATCTTACCGCCTATTTTTTGCCATAATCTACAAAAAGCATAATCTTCACTTAAATATCTATTACTTTTTTCATCAATAATACAGTCAAAAAATGCATAACAATTTTTACTTGAATATCTATTATTATTTATAATTTGATCACTGGTATATTTAAGATTAGGATATGCTTCTTTCATTTTATCAAATACTTCTTTTTTAATACACATAAATCCAGTTGCAGCATCTAAAACTTCAGTAAATCCTTTTTCTACTTTAATATCTTTAGGATTTGCAAAATTTAAATTATAACCCAATGCTTTTTGTTCTAAATTAGTAGGATCCTCTTTTACAAAATCAGGAATTCCTTTCCAATCAATTGATTTTCTAGGATAAATACCACAAGCTATATCATAATCTGATTGTAATAATCGAGTTACTGCTTCTCCATTAAATCCTATATCTGCATCAATAAACATTAAATGAGTAAAAGAATGTTCATCTTTTTCACAATAATCTAAAAATTGACTTACTAATGTATTTCTAGCTCTAGTAACTAAACTTTCATTTCCCATAGTATTTAAATGAACTTTAAATTTATTTTTAGCTGCAAATTGAGTTAGACTTAAAATACCGTGTAAATATCCTTCAGATAAAAGGCCACCATAACAAGGTGTTGCGACCATAACACCTAATTTTTTATCACTCATAATATTACAACTGTAACATTTCCGAGCGCAGTTTGTAACAAATTTGTGTTAGCTGTATACCAAGTTGTAGGTAAAGTAGCAACTCCTACATATAAAGGTGAACCTGATGTATTTTCAAAACCAGGTAAAGCAGTTACTTGATTAGGAACTCCACCAGTAGATGATCCAGCAATTCCTCCACCAGTTCTTGCTGCTTTAGTAGAAGAAACATTAGCTTGAAGTCTTGCATTTTCTAAACTTTGAGCATCTGTAAAATAAGTTAAATCTAATTGAGGTTGTTTAGGTTCCCACTCTGAAGTATGAACTAACATACCTGTCCATTCATATCTCATTTCTTGATATGGAAATCTTAATCCTGATCTATCAGAAATAGCATAAGCATATTTTCCACCAGCAAATTTATTTGAAGGTGCTCTATGAGGTCTTGTAGTAGCAGGTATTTTTGGCATTAATTATAAAACCTATTAGCAGTAGCAGGTAAAATTCTTGTAGAAGGAGTATCATCTCCTGCTATTAATCTTTCAAAAGCTTGTTCATAATCTACTCTTAAAATTTCTTGAGTTGCAGCAGGTATACCTGGTCTTTTTTTAGAAAGATAATAAGCTAGTCCTGCGCACATACATTCAAAAGCTCTAAAAGGTACATCAATATTTTGTTCTACTCCACTTACTGTTGAAGCTGTTATATCTTCAATTCTTCTCATTCGATAATATGTAATAGTATAAGATTGATCAGGTGCTGGATAAATTTTAAGAATAGGAGAAATTAATCTTTGTAAATAATATTGTGTAGGTCTAGATTGAGTTGTTTTATTTGAAATAACAGCATAATCATTAAGACCTAAACGTGTCATTGCATATTCAGATCCATCTTCTATTTGAATATTAGCATTTATAATATCAACAGTATCACTATCTAAAGTGTAATCAGTTGTTCCTTGAGTTACAGCTTGAGTTTTATATTCTACAGTCCATTGATTATAACCACGATTAGCCCAATCACTAAACATAATATTTAAACTACGTCTAGCTGACCGAACATCATAACCTAAAATAGGATCTCCTCCTAATCTATCATAGGCTTCTTGTATTACATCATTTACTGTTAAAGTAAAAGTTGAACTTCCTGATAATGCCATATTCCTCCATTATGCATAAAATACTGTTACTGATATAGCACCATTAACTGAAGCTTTAGCTTGTAAACTTGTTCCAAATTTTATACCTTCTGCTGGAAGATTTAATTGAACAGTTGAAGCACCTGCACTTACATTTCCTGTAGTTACTTCAAATACATCAGTTCCACCATCTATAAAAGTAAGAGTTCCAGTAGTAACATTAGGTTCAATTATAAAACCTTTAAGTCTAGTGGGACCAGCAAATAAAGTTGCTGTAGTATTATTGATAGTAGCTCCATTTGCTGAAGTTGCAAATATATCTGATCCTGCCATTTTTTCTCCTATATTAAATTATATTTTTTTAAGTTATCATATAATAGAGCAATTCTGTCATCATGAACAGTGCTTGGTTTTAAGTATTCTGCTTGATAAGCTTTAGCTTGAACATTTCCTAAATCTAAGGGTACTTGATTTAAATTTACACTTGGAGCTTGTCCAATACCTTTACTATCTATTACTGTTGATCCTCCACTAAATGTGTCTATTACTTTTTCTATATTTTCTAATTTTTCTTCTAATGATTCTTCTGTATCTTTTTCTTTTTCTTTTTGTTTATCTTTTGTAGTAATAATTCCTTCATCTTTTTGATGAATTTCTTCAGCTTTCGAAGCATCACCAATATCTTCTATTATTGATTTGGTTACTATATCGGTTTCTTCATTATCATCTTTTAATTCAGTTACTTTTTTATCTTTAACTTTAATTAATTGATCATCTTTTTTAGCAAAATTTTTTAAAGCTTTAGCTGGTTCATATAAAAAATCTAAATTTAATTCCATAATCCTCCAATAAAAGGAGGCCCGAAGGCCCCCTAAATTATAATTATGTTACGCTGTTATTCTGTATATACGATACTGTAACTACACCTTCACCAACAGTTCCATCACCATCGGTTGCTGTAAACTGAGCAATTACATTAGAATCAGTTGTTCCTACATCTGATAATGCGGGAATTGCTGCAGCAATTGGTCGTGTTCTCGCTATCGTTTTTGCAGTTGTTGCAGCAATATATGCTGTTCCATTTGCACTTGTTCCCACAGATAAAGTTGCAGCATTGGTATCGTCACCTGCAATGATGACATCCATTGTAACATCAGTTATTTGTGAGTTTGCCGGAATAACACCTACTGTAGTATTTGCACTTGCTCCGCTCAAAGTTATTGATTTTGATTGTGACATTGCTACAAAACCAACGTTTTTGATATCAGAACCTACAGTAGTTCCTGTTGTTTCTCTTATCGTTCCAGCTTTTACTGGACCCGAAAATGTTGTTGTTCCCATAAGTCTATCCTCCTTTTAAAAATAGTCTGCTTTCGCAGTCGTTTGGGTTACTAGGCGCTATTAGGCGCCTAGTAGTTATTTAGTTATTATGCAGCTCCTTCGGAACCGTATACACCTCTCCAGTCAGTGAAACCGAAAGAATATCTTTCTCTAACTTTGTATCTTAAGTTACCAGTTTCAAAATCGCCTTCTACAGCTTTTTTGATTGGTGCTCTTACAAAGTGTTTCATTCCATCTGGGCAATCAGTTAATATGAAGTATTGATCAGGGTCAGTAAATCTTTGATTTACTACAACACCTTCAGGGATCATACCCATATTTCTAAGTGCGTTGATGTCATTGTCAGCAGTTCCTGGTCTTAAATTAGACTTAAGGATTCTTTCTGCAATAAACACCAATTGAGGTGGAACCGCAAGTTTTCTTCCTGATAAAGCAACAGGTATACTTCTGTCATCAACCGCTGTTGAGATTTGAACTAAAAGTGTCTCTAAAGACGTTTCAGATAAATCTGCAGCAGTAGATAATGTATTAGAAGCAGTACCGCCACCACCTAGTGGGTGAGAAGCATTTAATAATGATACTCCGTCTCCACCAACTGATGTGCCAGTTGCGTTATTGAAAATATTTGCGCCTTTTACTTCTTTAGTTTGTTGCATTGATCTTGCTAGTGCTCTTGCGTATTTAGCGCCTAGAGAACCGTACAAGCCATCTTCTTCAGCTTCCTCAGTTATTGCGAATGCTAAAGCGACAGTTTCATGCACATATCTAGAAACAAAGCCTTCTTTGCCAGAATCATAATTGATCATAGCACCTTCAGCTTTTGTTGGTGCAGCACCGAATCCGATCATTTGTACATCTTCTTCGAATGCTTTCATTGATTGCTCTGTAGAATATAAAGCTCTCCATTGTTCTGGATATCTATCATATTCCATACCAAACACGGTATTTAAACCTAGATTGAGCTGTTTGGTAAATAGTGCTCTATTTAAAGCCATTGTATTATACTCCTATAGGTTAAATACCAGCTTGACGAGTACCGTATAGAGATAGGTTGATTACTACTTCTACATCAGCGTCTGCGCCTACTGCGTTTTTAGGATAATCAATTAAACGTAGGATTCTCAATGATTTTGCAGTTGCTGCAAGAGTTGAGATATCCAATTCGTCAGTTGAATGTCCATATGTTGAGTTATAAGTTCCAATAGTAATATTTGCTAATTCGCCAACATTTGCGTTTGCAAAAGTTCCATTACATTGAATCTTGTATGTTATGTTTGGATCATCATACACATATGCTTTAATCGGTTCATTCGATTTAGCAGTTGTTCCGTTGTTCCAAACTTTTTTGAATTTAACATCGCCAGTGTCATTATCGATGTATTCAACACCATCAAAAACTCCGAGCACTACTCCGCCCGCAGTTCCTCTGATGATTGTACCATCGGTATGAAGTGCAACAATATCACCACTTGCAAGATTAGCTGCATAGCTGTTTGCAATAGGATATTCATTAGCACGAATAACACCGCCTGTTAAATGTCTTAACGGTGTAAAACCGTTAGGTGCATCTACGTTTGCCATAGTTATTTGTCTCCATAGTTAGTTTGTTACTCTTTATAGCCGCCTCTAGTAACAGAACTTTTATAAGACCTTTGTATGGGTTGTCCAGGTGATTCTACTCTATTTATATCTTGAGCAACTGAACTCATTAAATTTTCAGTCATTCTTGCGTAATATTCATTACGTTGATTTACCATTTCTTCTGGCATTTCACAGAGTACCATTCCTTCTATACCTATACATCCAGCAAATTTGCCATGTTCTATCGTTGGGAAGTGTTGACCATCTTTGACTTTTTTAGGGTCAACTGGTTGCCAACCTTCTCTCAATCGTTTAGCTACATTTGTCGGCGTTTCCTGTCCCAAGACCATAGTGGCAATCCATCTTTGTTTCATGCCAGGTCGTGGATCAGGCGCTTCTAATAAGTTACTAGGTCGCCATTTTGAAACTGTTGCAGATTTTTCCACTCTAGTTTCATTGTTTATTTTATTTGTTTTATTCATGTCAGGCTCCTTTTTACGTTCCTGTATTTTGATCGCTATAGTCTTTTACCTCTTTAGCAAATCGTTTTAGTGCTGCTTCATCATTAATGTTAATACCAAAGTTTTTAGCAGTGGTAAGATCATCACTTGTGAGCTTAACTCTATTACTACTTGTTCCTTTTTTACGAGAAACTCCAGCAACCGGAGATTGCACTCTGTTAGTTTTTTGTACCACATTTTGATTACTTTTGGAAGTGTTTTCTTCTGATTTATTAAAATAACCAAGACCACTTGCTTTTAGTCTTTTATTCATTTCATCATAATAACCAGGATCATGCACATCCCAACCTTCTTCAGTTAATTCAGCATCAATTCCATAAGCCATTGCAGTTTCTTTTCTAAAACCAGGCTTATTAAACCATTGTGAATTTTCTTTTACCCATTCAGAAGCTAAAGGTGGAGCTTTATCTTTTTTCTCCTTAACTTTAGGTACTCTAGCAGCATAATCTTCAGTTTTTGTCATTTGACTTCTAATTTCTGCAAGATTTTCATACAATTTTACTTGTTTTTCTGTATTTCCTTCTTCAATTGCTGATTTTAATTCATTTGACACTGCAGTAGCTTGATTAGAAAGTGATTTATTAGCCATATCATAAGTTCTTTTTTCCATAGAATTTATTTTTTGTTCTAAATCAACTATTCTTTGTTCAGCTTCTGCTCTTTTTGCTACTTCTTTCTGAATTCTTTTACGAACTTTAACAGAATAAGGTAAATCTTCTGAATATGAAGGTATTTTTTCAGTAGGTTTAGTTTCTACATCATATTTTACTTCATTTTCGTAAGATATATCATGTCCATGATCTTTTTCTTTTTTATAAGTTCGTTTATCTCCTTCTTTTTCACTTTCATCAGAAGATTTTTCTTGTTCTTGTTGTAATTTCTCTAAGGGATTTAAAGGTACATCTACCTCTTGTCCTTCTACAACTTCATCAAGTTTAACTTCTACATCTTTCTTTTCTTTTTCGTTCTCGGGCATAGTATCTCCTATGTTGTCATTAACTTATGTTAATGTTTGTTATAATTGTTGAGTTATTATATCTGGACTTTCCAGAGTTGCAATAATCTCATCATCATTTAATAACATCATTTTAACCTTTTGTACAGAAATTCTTGCACCTGCATATCTACCAAAAATAACCCAATCACCTACTTTACACCACGGTTTTTTTCTATCACTATAACATTCTTCACCCATTGCTATTATTTGACCTACACTATTTAAATAAGCTTGACTATCTTTGCTTGAATCAGTCAATATAATGCCACCTTTTGTTTTTTCTATAATTCCTCTAGGTCTTATTAATATTCTATAACCTACTGGTTGGGGTACTTTATCAGGTGTAGGTATACTATTATCAGTTGCCCATGTATCATTATTAATCATCTTCTATTTCTCCTGTTTTATATTTTTCAATTAATTCATTAATTATTTCAAGTGATTTATCTAAACCTTGTCCATATCCATAGACACGTTTAAATTCAGAAAAATTATCTACACCTTTAGATAATAAATTATTACTTAATTCTTCTTTATGAGTTTTTATTTTTTGTTTGATCGCTTGTAGTAGGCGTTCCATTACTTCCTTTCATAAAATAATCTAATGTTGCTGCAAAATTTTTTTTTAATCCATTTGAAGCAATAGCAAACAAATGTGGTTTAACTTTTTTAATAGAAATTTTTTTATTTTCTAAAAATTTTTTAGCTTGTCTTATTGAATCTGCTTTGGCTCCCATTACTTTCTTTTATCTTTTCTAGCAACTTTAGAAGCTGTCTCTACTATTTTAGCTTTAGTCTCAGCATCTTTTCTAGCATCTTGTTTTTCACTTTGTTTTACACCTTGCATAAATCTTGCTTTTCTAATTTGAAGTTCTTCAGCTTTTAATTGAATCTCTGCTTGATCTTTTTGAGCTTCTCTTTGTTGTTTTTGTTCTTCAGGAGAAGGAGGCATACTACCAGCTAATTGTTGTGCAGCTTGTGCAGCATTTACTGCTATTCTATTTTCTTCTTCAATACTTATTTCTTTAGAAGGTTCATTATCTAATTCTCTATTAAAATCTCCAGAGGAAACAGGATTACCTGGAGGAACTGATGCTTGCATTTGTTGTTGATATAAATATGCCATATGTTGACCCATATGAGCTAACATGGCTGGATATAATCTCTCTTTAGCTTCAGGATTTCCACCAAATCTAGGATCATTCATAAATTGAGCATGAACTTGCATATGAGCTTGATGATCTTGATCTTCAAATACTTGAATAGGCATAGTATTAAGTATAGCCATATTCTCTGATACTGGATCACGTCTAGGGGTATCTTCATCTTCTATTATTAAATCCATATAATCAGGAATACTTAAAGCTTGTAAAAATCTTCTTGTTGCTTCTTTTACATCTACTACATCAGGAGTTTCTCTTGCTAATTGTAAACCAGTTTGAGCTAAAGCTATTCTTTGAGCTTGAGAAAAAATATTAGGATCAGAGACAGGAACAACACTAATTGAAGAACTGAAATCTTTTCTTCTAATTTTTTTATTTTCACCTATTACTTCAAAAGAATATTCATCGTCTAAATATTCTCCATTTAATTCATAAATTAATTTAAATTCTCTACCTTGAGCTTGATGTATTCTTTTATGAATAGCACTAAATACTTTAGATCCTTGTTCTATTAAAGCAATAGTAGTTCCAACTGGACCTGATCCAGCTGAATCTCCAATCATTGCATCAGCAATAGAAGCAAAACGTCTCCCTGACTCAGTTAATACTCCAAGTAATTGAAGTAATGTTTGTGATGGTTCTTTAAAAGGGAGAGGAATAAAAGATTTACGCAAATCATCACCATATGCTTCTACTTCAACCCATTCACCAGGAGAAACTGTAATATCTCCTCCTTCAATTCTTGCTCCTTTAGCTCTAAAACCTCCATTGAGATTAGCAAAAGCAGCTGAATCTAATAGTGCTCTTAAAGCACCAGTGCTTGCATGTTGAAGTCCACCTATCATTTGTATAAGACCGAAGCCATAAAAGCCCAAGCCAGGAAGATATTTATAATGAATAAAATAAGTTCTTTTTCTTTTTAATGAATCTTCTTCTTTCCAATTTCTTCTAATAGATAATACTTTTTGTGATTCATAATCAATAGTAATAATATAAGGTAAAGCTAATCCATCTTTATCTTCACCTAAATCTAAATTGGTATGTACTTCTAAAAGAGTGTGTATTTTATCAGCCATACTCGGTGTCATACCTTCTAATCTTTGTAAAGTTTGTTCAACCATATTTCCACTATTAACTCCTGCATTACTTTCATTTTTACTTAATGGAACATCTTTATAATAACCTGAAATTTGATGTTTTCTTATTTCAGTTCTTGTTAATTTCATTACTTGAGTATATCTATCTGCAGTTTCTAAATCTGTATTTTCCATAGAGATTACAAAATCTTCTGCTGGTACAAATTTAGAGCAAATTCTATCTAGGGTATTATCAAAATATATTTTTTTAAAAGCACTTCCTGCAAGAGCTAAATAAAATAACATTTGATCTAATTCATTAAAATAATCTGGGATTTCTTGAGTTACTTGAAAGTTCATAAAGTCCTGAACTCTTTGTGCTTGTTCTAATTTTTTATCTGTAGTTCTACCAATAATTTGTGTTTTAACAGGACCACCTGCTGGAAACATTTCAGCAATAGCTCTAGCTTGAAACTGTGTTGCTGCTTCTGCGAGTAAAGGATGATGAACACCTGAAGCTCCTGGAAAAGGATCTTGTCTATCTTCTACTACTATTCCTAACATTCGAAGTCCTTTAGAATATTGATCTTCCCAATTTTTTCTAGAACTTTTATCATCTTCGAAAGCTCTAACTAAATCTTTTCCTACTTTTGCAACTTCTTTTTCATCTAATTCTTCTGCTAAATTTGTATAATGATTTCTTTCAAAAACTTCTTCATCTTTTTCAGTTTGATCTTGATCTATATCAACTCTAACTTTTTCACCTTTATCATTAGTAAATTGTAATTTTTTTTTATCTAGTTCAACTTCCATTATTTTTTCTTCTTCTTTTTAATTATTTTATTTCCATATCTTTTTGACCATTTTTTTGCAATCTTTGGTTTATTAATATGCATGTATCGTCTTTGTTTTTCTGATCTAAAAGGCATTATGTTTTTTTATATTTAACTTTAATACCTTTTTTCTTTGCAGCCATTTTAGCTTTTTTTATTCCAGCTTTATTATATGCAAATTTTTTTTTTCCAACTGTTGGCATAATTTCTCCTATGTTTTTTTAATATAGAGTGAGCTTTAGTAATAGATTTATTGATACTAAAGCCTCCTCTATTGATTAATTACTTTTTTTTAAAACCATAA